GGCGAGCGCGGATGTTGAAGCGCTGATCAAAGCTCTTGGGTTCGCCACGCCAGTGATGGCGGATGAGCTCGTCGGCTTCGAAAGTGACACCACCTACTACGTCATTTGCGAACAGCTCTCGAGCAGCCAGCTGGGTGCGGTGATCTACACCGAGCGTGAGCCATTCGCGATCAACTACTACGGCGTGGTGGATCAGGCGCAGCTCGGCCGCTCGCGTGAACTCGAGTGGCAGTGTCACGGCCGCAATGGCGTGAGCGCCGGACATCCGTACTTGCTCATCAAGTGCATGGGTAGCTGACAGCTCAACGCGGCGGCGTCGCGCCGTGAGGCGATGCGACCACCCTCCCTAGCCGAGTAGGACGGCGCCGCCGCGTTGTTTTTCTTCGACATGCAACAGACCGCAAGCAATGGCCGCCTATCTAACACTGTCGGAGTTCAAAGCTCGCACGATTATGCCAAGCGCATACGTGACCGAGATCGAGCGCACCGATTCTGGTTGGACGGCCACGCGGCTTGAGCTCAACAGCGCAGAGATCGATGCGCGGCTGTCCAAGCGCTACGCGACTCCATTCGGGTCGCCCGCTCCGGTTGCCGTGCAGCGCTGGCTTACCGCGCTGACAACGCTCGATTGCTATTTGAAGCGCGGCTTTGATCCGACTGACAAGCAAGGCGAGCTTTACGTACGCCATCGCGATGAGGCGTTGGCTGAGGTCAAGGAAGCCGCCAGCGCTGTTGACGGTCTGTTTGATCTGCCACTGCGCGGCGACACCAACGCAAGCGGCATCAGCAAGGGCTTCCCGCTCGCGTACAGCGAGCAATCCCCATACGCGTGGACCGATGGTCAGCGCAACGTTGGTGTGAGTGAGGATGATTCCGGATCGGGCACGGTCACATGAACGGCTTTGATCAGCTGGACGCGATGATCGCCAAGGTGCGTGCTATTCCCGGCATTGCCGCCAAGGCTGCGCCCGATTGCGCGCAAGCTGTGCGGCGCGAGCTCGAACGCACGATCGCTGCCGGCACAACACCCGATGGTCAACCGTGGCAACCAACTGCGGAAGGCGCACAACCGTTGCGAAATGCTGCCAACGCACTGCGTGTTGCGGCGTCGGGCACCACGATCTACGTGCGGCTGACTGGGCCTGAGGCGCGGCATCATCTTGGCCGTGCACGCGGCGGCATTACGCGCGCAATCATCCCAACAGATTCGAAGTTGCCGGCGGCGATGTGTGAGGCCATCAACGCCGAGCTAACCAAGCACTTCAACGCGGCGGTGGCCAATGGCTGAAACGCTCGCGCTTGAAAAACTCTATGACGACGTGCGGGCGCTGTTCACTGGCGAAGGCACGATTTGCACGCACACGTTCGGCTGGCGCACACCGGCAAATCAACGCATCGGCACACGCATCGCGTGGGTGCCTGGCGATCCGCGTGGCAACGCCGGTGAGGATGCGCCGGCACGCAACGTGGGACGCAACCCGCGACCAATCGCCACGCTGCGCGAGCTGTTCACTTGCTACATCTCTGCAGACGATCCGGACGATCCGGAAAACGAAGCCTTGCAGTACCGCGCGACCCGTCTACTTTATGACGCGTGGCGTCGCGCTATGTACCTGTCTGCGCACGGCACGTTTGCGATCCGCTCAACGAGTTGGGAGATCGATAAGAACGAGCGGCGCCGCGGCGCATGCATCGTGTGCGTGGTCGCGCTTGAAGCGATGATCCCGGATGAGCCGCTTGTGTCGGTACCTGTCGATACAAAGATCCACCTCACTACTACCGAGCTCGATGCCAGCGACGAGCAAGACATCTCACCGGCCGATGTGCCGTAAGGAAGAGGTTTAGCCATGTCTCAGCCTGCAGTGAATCTCACAGAGCAAGACGGCGCGCTTGGTATTTTGCCGCCGAGCTCGGGCAAGTTGCTTGCGATTGTCGGCTACTCGACTGCCGGCACGCTGAACGCGCCAGCGACCTATGCGCGGAGCAAGGATGTGATCGCTGCGTTCGGGGCGGGGCCTTTGGTCGAAGCTGCGTGCCGCTACATCGAGCGTTATGCGAAGCCTGTGCTGTTGGTGCGAACGGGGTCAACCGTTGCGGGCTCGGTTGGCTCGGTCACGTCGGTGGCAACCGGCACGTCAGTGGTTGCTGTCCAAGCCTCGCCTACGCCAAACGACGATCACGAGTACAAGCTACTGATCGTCACTGGCGGAACGCGCGGCACTGCCGGCATTACTTACAAGCTCAGCCTTGACGGCGGGCGCACCTATGGGCCTGAGACTGCGCTCGGCACCGCGGTTACGATCACGATTCCCGGCGCTGGTGGCGTGGTGCTCACGATTGCCGCCGGCACGATGGTGGCAGGCGACTATCACACGGCGCGGTCTGTCGCGCCGCAGTGGAACTCTACTGAACTCGGCACCGCGCTGGACGCGCTGGGCGCTTCCGTTGCCACGTGGGGGGCCGCGTGGATCGTTGGCACGCTGGACGCAACCGCGTTCGATGTGGCGGATGCAAAGATTGCGGGTTTCAACGCCGTAGGCAAGCCGCATTACTGGGTGGGCAGCCCGCGCATGCCAACCATCGGCGAATCTGAGGCGACCTACCTGGCCGCTATCAACACGATCTTTTCCGCGAAGACCACCACCTACGGCGCACTCGGATTCGGCGCTGCCAAGGTGTCGAGCGCGGTCAGTGGCCGCAGCTACAAGCGGCACGCCGCCTTCGCGTGGATGCCACTGCAGGCGAACGTTTCGGAAGAGGAAAACATTGCAGACGTCAACATCGGTGCACTGCCGGGTGTGGATATCCGCGACAGCAACGGCAACGTTGACGAACACGACGAGTCAGTCAACCCCGGCGGCGATGACGGCCGGTTTGTAACGCTGCGCAGCTGGGATGGTGTGCAAGGCGTCTACGTGAATCGTCCACGACTGTTTTCGGCGGACGGTTCGGACTTCGCGCTAATTCCGCACCGCGCCGTGATGAATCTCGCTGAGTATGCAGTGCGGCTGTATCTGATCCGCCGACTGAACCGACCGATCCTCGTGAGCAAGACCACGGGCTTTATCCTCGAATCGGAAGCACTCGAGATCGAGCTCGGCGCGCGCGCTGCGATGGCTAACGAGCTGTTGGCCAAACCCAAGGCGTCGGATGTGCAGTTCGTTCTAAACCGCACCGACAACGTTCTCAGCACCAAGACACTCAACGGGGAAGCGCGGATCGTGCCGCTCGGTTACCCCGAGTTCATTGCCGTCACGATCGGTTTCATCAACCCAGCTCTGCAAGTGCAGACGGTCTAAGGAGCGTCGTCAATGCCTGGTGATCCAATTCGAGTCAACGGTAACCAGTACAGCTGGGGATCGATCCGCATGAAAGCTGCCGATGAGGTTTGGAGCGGTTTTACCGCTATCACCTACTCGGACAAGCGCGAGCGCGTGCACGCCTATGGCATGGGTCGCTCGCATGCGCCGCGTGGTCGGTCGCGCGGCAAATACACCGTAGAAAACGTGAAGCTCACAGGGTGGAAGGGCAGCGTTCAGATCTTTCGCGCTGGCTTGGCTTTGAAATCGGCGGACCTGAAAAGCTATGGGGACGTCGAGTTTCAAATCGTGGTGCAGTACATCGAAGCGGGCGAGATTCCCATCACAGTCGAGATCGATCGTTGCATTTGGGTCGCGAACTCGGCCACGGAAGAGGAGGCGCCCGAAAACCTAAAGGAAGAGATCGAGATCATGCCGATGCTCATTCGGCGCAATGGTCTCGTTTTGTTCGATGGATCGGAGGGTGGACCGTGAGCGAACTAGCAACAGTGAGTAACGGCGTTGAGAGCGCTGTCGACCGATTGGCCGCAGTGAAGGCCGAGCGGCAGCGGTTGACGGCGGCGCGCGAACAGCGCAACGCCGAACGCGAGGCGGCGGAAGCCTTGCCACGACAGGAGTTGGCGCTTGCCGATGACAAGGCACAGGATGAGGCGGAAGCCAAGCACGGCGCCTTAGGCGCTGGGATTCGCGTGGTGGAAACTGACTTGGGGCGGATCATCCTCAAGCGGCCGCACGCGGCCATGTACAAGCGTTTCGCAGACAAAAGCTCGATCGAAACGGACGACATCGAGCCGCTTGTGCGGCACTGCCTAGTGCATCCAAGCGTGGGGCAATTCGATGCGATTATGGAAGTGTTGCCGGCCACCATGCTGCGTTGCGCTGATCAGATCGCGCTGCTCGCCGGCGTCAGACTGGAGAAAGTAACGGGAAAATAGGCGCGCTGCGTGACAAGATTCGGCAGGGTGACCTTGGTTGCGCTGCCGAATGCTTGCTCGCAGCGCTCGATCGCGATCACACGGTCGAATCAGAGGAGGTCGAAGCCCGCATCTTGGCGGGCGCGATGTTTTTGGCTGAGGCGGCGTATGACCTAAGGCAGATCCGGCGGGCACTGACGCAAAAGGCATGAGGGTGGAACGTGGGCGCAAGCGCTGAACAGACTGCCGAGTTCGCGATCAAGCTCGATGATGAGACATCGGGTGCGGCTGAGTCCGCCGCCAGCGGGCTGCAGCGTTTGCGCGAACAGATCCAGGGCGACACCAAGGCCATTGGGCAGATGCAGCGGGCGCTAAAGAACCTGCAAGGCGCCACAGTCGTCAACGTTCAGCAAGTGAAGCAACTGAAAGACGGGATCGCAGCCAAGAAAGCAGCGGTTGCACAGGCACAAGGTGCGTACATCGACCTTGGTGGCACGTTCACCGAGACTGCGGCCAAGGGCAACGGGCTCGGATCGAAGATTGACGCGCTCGCTAAGCAGGTCAAGAAAAGCAGCGAAGCGGCAGCGGCGACCGAAGGCACCAACAAGTACGGCGAAAGCCTCGAAACGCTCGCCAAGCACGCCAACGCGTTGCCCGGACCGTTGGGCGGCTTCGTTTCGAAGCTTCAAGCGATCCGCAAAACCATCGGCGCCGATGCGGTGCTGTCTCTGACCGTTGGTTTCGTTGGTTTGGCTGCCGCCATTGGCGTCGCCACTGCTGCACTGACCAAATATGGGATTGCCGAAGCCGACGCGTACCGCAGTGAGCGGTTGCACCTTGAAGGGTTGACCAAGATCCGCAGCTGGTACGGTTTCGCCGCCGGCAACGCCAAGGAAATGCAGCAGCAGATCGACCGCGTGTCCGCCAGCAGCGCACTTAGCCGCGAAAAGATCGCTGGATACAGTGAACAGCTCTATCGGATGGGCCTTCGCGGCAACAATTTGGCCTCAGCGCTTGAAGGGGTGGCGATCAAGGCGTCGGTGCAAGGCGAAGCGCAGGCCAATATGTTCGCGCACTGGGCCGCCGGCATCAATCTGACCGGCGGCAGCGTCGACAAGTTCACCGATAAGGTCAAAAACCGGTTAGGCGGCATCGCACAGAAGCAAATGCAGTCGCTCACGGTGCAGGCGATCAAGCAACGTGAGTCATTTAATGCGCTGTTTCACGGCCTGAACGTCGATGGGTTCCTGAAAGCACAAAAAGAGGTCAAGGACCTGTTGTCGCAGAACACTGCGAGCGGGCGCGCGCTCAAACAGATTATGACGTTGGTGCTGCAACCGTTTATCAACAGCGCCACCGCCGCGCAGCCGCTCATCAAGCGGTTTTTCCAAGGGATGATCATCCAAGGGCAGCGGTTGGTGATTGGCTTTCTGTTGGTACGCAATCAGTTCCGCAAAACCTTTGGCGGTGGCGATGATGTGGTGCGACCGATCGACAAAATGAACGCGGCGCTAGTGACTGGCCGTGTGGTGCTGTACTCGATCGCCGCGGCGCTGGCGTTTGCGGCGGGCGCGCTGCTCGTGTGGGCGGGCCCAGCGTTGCTGGCTGGCGCTGCCATCTACTCACTGATCAACACCGCCAAGCTTCTCAAACAACTATGGGATGAGATCGATTGGAAGCTGCTGGGCCAGGCCATTTGGCGCGGCATTGTTGATGGCTTGAAGGCTGGCGTGAGCATGGTCACGAGCGCGGCCAAGGGGATTGCCGCCGCGGCTACCAAGACGTTCAAATCAGCGCTGGGCATTTCGTCGCCATCCAAAGTGTTCATGCGCATGGGGACCGAGATCCCGGCGGGCGTTGCCGCGGGCGTTCGGCAAGGCACGCCAACGGCGCAAGCCAGCGTTGACAACGTCGTGCGTACGCCAGATGTGGCAGCGCCGCGGTTTCAACCCGAAGCGATGGCGGCAGCGCCAGCGGCGGGCAGCGGCGGGGCTAACAACACGACCAACAACAGCAAGAGCGTGACGATCAACGAGCTGCACGTGCACACTACAGCCGAAAAGCCTCGCGACGTTGCACTTGACTTCAAGCGGCAACTCGAGTCGGTGCTTGAAGGCGTAGTGATCGAGTTCGGCGCACCACTGCCCGGCGGTGCCCAGTGAGCTGGAATCCGCTCGATGAGCCGATTGACTGGATCGTGCTAGGCGGCGTGCGGTCGCCCGGTCTGGCTGACGTGGTGGGCGCGAACTCGCCACGTAAATGGGATGAGCGCGGCGGGTATGGGCTGTCAGGCGCGATCGTTTGGTTCCACGGTTTGGGGCTGTCGCACTTCTCTGTGCGCTTTCGGCTGTACACCGATCAGGATTGGGAAGAGTGGCGCGAGTTCTTTCTGCCGCTGGTTGCGAAGCCACCGCTCGGTAAGCGGCCTAAGGCGTTGGATATCTGGCACCCGCTGCTGCAAGACCTTGGGATCCGCGCGGTGGTGGTCGAGGATGTGTTGCAGCCCGAGCAAACCAACGATGGTGAATGGACTGCAGAGATCAAGTTTATCGAGTTCCGTAGGCCCAAGTTCGGCATGGGCAAGCCCGATGCCGCCGAAGCGACACCGGCCGATCCTGTCGAACAAGAGATCGAAGCGAACAGCGCGACCATCGACGCATTGGCGGGGCCATGAGCGAAGCACTCGTGAGCATCGCTGGCAATCGCGTGGCCAAGCTGCGTCTCAACGTGGCGAACATGGGCCCGTGGCACGCCGAGTGCGACATGGAAGAGGCGCCAGCGCTGTCGGGTCCAGTGCAGCTAAACATTGGCGGTCTACTGTTACTCGGCAGCGTGGTGGCGCAAAGCGACGGCACATTTGGCAACCAACGCAAACTGCGCATCGCCGCTGGCGGCGGCGGCTGGGGACTCACGGTCAAGGCCAAGGGTTACCACAATGATGCTGGCGTCAAGGCGCGCGAGGTCGCGTTAGACCTGGCGCGCGCCGTTGGCGAACAGATCGGTACGTTCGTGCCGGCGGTGGAGCGTTTGGGCGCTGACTTTGCGTCGAGCCAAGCCAACGCTGCAACAGTGCTGCGGCGCGTCATCGGCGACAACGTTGCGTGGTGGGTCGACTACAACGGTGTTACGAATGTGGGGCCACGGTCGACCGCGGCACTTGCAAGCACCGACTACGAAGTGTTGGCGTTTGATCCGCGCAGCCGTATCGCAACGCTTGCCGTCGATAACCCGCTGGCTGTGTCGGTCGGCAGCATCATCAGCGAGCGCTTGGACGCGCCGCAGACCGTGCGCGATTTCGAGCTGCGTATCGACGGCTCCGAAATGCGTGTGATGGCGTGGTGCGGCGGCAGCGCGGTGGAAGCGGGGCGCCTTGCTGAGCTCATGCGTATCATTGCGCGCCAAAGCAACGCAGGGCGCATCTACGGCAAGACACGCTATCGCGTTGTCGGCATGGGCGGCGATGGTCGCGTGAACTTGCAGGCTGTGCGCAAGGCGGCGGGTCTACCAGATATGACCTCGGTATCGCAGTGGCCTGGCGTTGCGGGCACACACGCCGAGCTCACACCGGGCGCGGAGGTGTTGGTTGAGTTTGTTGAAGGCGACCCGAGCATGCCGATCGTCACGCACTACGCAGGCAAGGGCGGCACGGGATTTGTGCCGGCGCACCTCGTAATCGGTGGCGATGCCGGCTCACCCGCAGCTCGCAGCGGCGATGCGGTTGAAGTGCTGCTGCCGCCGGCTGTGTTCAGCGGCACGATCTCAGGGTCGCCAGCCAGTGGCGTGTTGACCTTCCCTATGAACAAAACCAGCGGGACTATCACCGCCGGCAGCGGAAAGGTGGACATAGCGTCATGACCATTCAATATGTGGGTGGGCTTGACCTCGCTACCGCCGTGCCAGGGGCAAGCGCTGCGATCGATGCTGGCATCGCGGGCATCAATGGCGCGCTGCCGGACATGCAAGCGCGGATCGATGCGCTGCTAGCGTTCAATCCACAGCCTGTGGACTTCGCCGCGCAGCTGTTGCTGGCGCAGCAGACGGTTGCGTCGATTCAGCTGGGGATCTCGCTCGGCATACCTGCGCCGTCGATCGCATCGCAGATCGCTCAAATCGCTGCGCTGATCGCTGACCTGTTGGCTACGGCCACGGCCGTACAGGCGCAGCTGCAGATCATCACTGATCTACAAACATTGTTCGCGACCGGCGGCGTGCACGCATACGCGTATGCGGGTGACGCGAATGATCTTGGGCCTGAGTTCACGGCTGAGCTTGCCGGCGGACTGCCTGGCGGTGGGCCTACCGATGACATCAGCGCGCTTGTGTTGGCCACGGGTGATTCGGCCACGTGGGACGCGATGGGCGTTGTTTTCAAGGTGACGCCATGAGCTTGGTCACAGACAGCATCGCAGCCCAACTCGCCACGCTGACACCTGTGGTCGACGTGCCAACGGGCGCGCTTGGGTACGGTACCGACTTGGTTTGCACCACCGACGTCACCGAAGACCTTGCGGAGGTCGATCCGTTTACGGTCGACGCGATCTCACAGGCGCTGTTTCGGCGACTCATCACGCCACGCGGTGCGCTGCCAGATGACGCTGAC